CGTTTACCATCAACGTAGACGTAATAGTTAATATAAAAACGGCCGGACTTTTTCTTGTCCGGCTGTATTTCAAATTCTGCAAAGCGGGCCATTATTTGACCTCCTTGTGAAATCTTACTTCCCAACCATTACCGCCAAAATAATAAAGATCATATTTGTAATCTATTGGCTTTTTACCAATAACTTCTCTTAAAGAATTGACAGATTCATGATGGTTAGGAACGTATTTAATTAATATATCTTGAAGGTTAGCATGATTGCCAATATTATTATTAACAAGATTAACTATTTTTTTTGCTAAATCTTTTTCATTTTCTTTGTTAATTTTTATTTCTTTATTAGCAAAATAATTATTAATTGTAGTAATATCATATTGAGATTTTGAAAATCTAACTACACTTTTGTTTAATTTAAAATTGTTCATTTTACTCCTTTTTCTGTAACTTAACCGCTACAGTTATAATATAGCCATTGTGGCTAATAAATCAAGAGTAAATGTACACAAAAAGTACACGGATAGTACACGGAAATAGTGGCTGAAACCCGCCATTTAACCGTGATGGCTAATTTAGGCCCAAATTAATGTGGATAATAATGTACGAAATATAAGGATTTTGGTTGCGGGGGTAGGATTTGAACCTACGACCTTCAGGTTATGAGCCTGATGTGATACCTGACTTCACTATCCCGCTGCTTAAAAAATTCATATTCATACACACTATGTACACACTATTTTTACTCTTAAATTTCCTATACTATAAATATGTGTAGCTTGTAAAGCTATCGTTTAGGCAAAAAAATATTACTTACCTTTAAATTTCATTAGCTTGTCCACTCCTCGATACCCTATAGCGGAACTCAATCCCGCAAAAAGTAGCCACATATACCACTCAGGTAAACTTTCCAAAACAGCAAACCCAGTTTTTATATGCTCTACTGCTGGAGGATAGAAAGCAAACAAACAAGGAAGTAATAATATTCCTAAAACTATTTCGTCTTTATAAGAATTTTCTAAATTTTTTTGTGCTTGGTTTTCCCACTTAACCTTACCAGCCGCCATATCAGATTTATGTTTTATTTCGGCTTCTACTTCTTTAACTTTTAATTCTTGTTTTGCCGCTTTGTGTTTAGCAAAATTTTTAACGCTATCAGCCGCCACTCCAAGTAGCGGCTTTGCAAGTAATTGCCAAACCATTAAAACTGTCCGTAAGCTATAACAGCTATAATAATAGCAACGGCTACAACAAGAAGCTTCCCTCTTTTACTTAAACCGTTCCATGTTTCTTTAAGTTTATCCATCATGATAACCCCCTTATAATTTGCGCTAGTTCACTTGATCTTGCGCCTGTTTGCTGAAACCATTTGCTGTCAATCATTTCGTCAGCCGCTTCAGAAAATCGTTTGTTTTTTAAATTGTCTAAAAATTTGACAAACTTGGATACCCCATTAGTACCCATTTGAAATACCATATTACAGACTACCATTTTGGCTTTATCTGGTAAATCAACATCACCAAGTAATCGGTATGCACCGTCAATACATTTTTGTAAATCATATTGAAACACTTGTTCTAATTGTTTACGTGGATATCGTTTGCCTTCTATCCATCGTTCTTCTTTTCTACATAGATGGCCGTACCCAATTGTGGCCTTCATTAATGTATCTTTATATACGGTATCACGATACCCTTCGTGATGTCTTATTTGTTCTTCTAACTTTGTTAAATTGGCAGCTTCCATCTTTAAAGACATATAATATTATTACTCCTAATTGTTTTTGGTATTTACTTAGTGTACGTGAAATAATAGTACCTACTTTCCACGTCTTACGAATAGATGCCGTCTTAACATCTATCTTTAAAACATTACCGGATACACGGTGTACCGCAACAAGATCAATAACATCGTTATCTTGTGTTTTCCAATACACAGTATAATTTTGTTGTGTTAACCAAGAAGCAGCAATAAATTCTGATTCTAATCCTTTACGGATATTTGCTATAGACAAAACTATTCAAATATACCCATCCATTTAGCAATGATGCCAAGACAAACCCCGACTATTACTAAAACTTTTAATCCGCCTGAACCCATTGCAGAAAACTTTTGTAAGTTTTTTATTTCTTGCTGCATTGTTTCTTGACTTTGTAACATGTGTTTTACATCAGTACGCAATTCAGCAATCTGTTGTTCCCAAGATTCAGACATGGCATTATTTCTTTTTAATAAGCATTGTTAAAATAATTAATAAGATAATTAAATTTAATGCGCTTATATCGTTAGTTAATAAATGACCTATACTATCGTTCATCATATTATTTCATTTGTGATAGAGGATTTTCTAAAGTTAATTTAATTCTTTTATCTATTGCTTCTTCCAGTTTAGTCATATCATCTTCAATATCTTGAATAACTTCTTTTAATTCTTTAGCATTAGTTCTAGAATCTTCTTTAACTCGTTGCTCTACATCCTCTACAATGGTTTCGATCCGTCTAACATCAGACTTTAGATCGTTCTTTAATTCTTTAGCTACATCTGCAACTAATGTTACTTCATCCATAATCATGGATAATTCACTTGTTATCATTTCAACTTCTTGTTGAATTAAATCTATTCTTTTATCAAACCCTGATAAATCTGGTGCGGTGTATTGTTGTACTTGATCTTTCATGTCCAAGTAATCTTTGTAAAAAATAAATCCTGTCCACAAGCCACCTATTAAAGTTGATAAAATTGTTAAGATAACAAATATTTTACCACCTTTAAATTTAATACCAGCTACATCTATTTCTGCCATAATTATTCCGAAACCGTCTGCCATTGTTGTTCAATCATTTCATTCATCATGCCATCGCTACCAGCAAATAATAAATATTGTGCCATGTTATTATTTGGAATGATAGTATCTGGTAATATTGCATCAGAAAAAAATCCTTGTCTATCTAACAAAGTTTTTTGACTATCAAAAAAAGTTTTACTGTTACCTAACACTTGCATAACTATTAATGTTTTCATTTGATTGTTAGAATCATATCTTTTTTTATCATCCATTTTTTTAACAATCTTTTTTGCAGCTTTTTCTTTTGCTGTTTCTTTTTTGGGTTCTTCTTTTGGTTCTTCTTTTTTCTCTGCTACTTCTTTTGGTTTTTCTTTTACTTCTTCTTGTTTACTTTTTTCTTCGGCAACTTCTTCTTGGGTTTTAGTTTCTTGTTCTGGCTCTGCTTCTTGTTCTGGTTCAGAGTCGGTGGTATCTTTTGTTGTGGTTTCTTGTTTAACTTCGGTGTCCATATCTGGCTCAATTTCTTCCACCACAGCTTCAATTTCTGTTTCAATTTCATTTGCTATTTCTATTTCTGCAATTTGTATTTCTTCTATTTCAATTTCTACTTCTGCATAAGTAGGTTCATCTATTTCTATTGGTGCAAAATCTAATCCTTGATCTGTATTAACAATATCATTGGCATCAAAAACATCTTCTACAATATCAATAACATCTTCAGGTGCATCAATGTTTAATGCAATAAACATTTCTACTGTAGTTATCTGTTGGGTAATAATGGTATTGATAACATTATAAAGCACGTTGATTTTGACATCATCGAACAGAGGGCCAATTGCAAGATTAATATCTCTACCGCCTATTTCTATAATAACTGTTGTTAAACTACCGGCAAAATCAAAACCACTTTCATATGTTTGATAACCACTTGCTGTGCCACTAGCAGATAAAATATCAGTACCAGAAAAGACATTGGTTTTTCCATCTCTACCTGTGATGTGCATATAGATAGAATCACTTGCGTCTTGTTTATCTACCTTAATAGAATAATTAGTTTGACCACCATGTTTAATATTTAATTCAGAAACATCTACTGTTTGAATAAACGTAGTACCCATATTAGGCACACCCATAGCAGAAGTAGAATTACCTGATCCAGTAATCATAGCACATTTATCTGTACCTAATTGACCACATGAATTACCACTTGGCATTGACGCTGGCCCTTGACCACCCCAATCACTATCCATGTCGCCTTCTTTTGAACCAACAACATAGTCATTATCACCGTCTAATAAATCATTTGAATCTTCATTAGTAACTGTCGTTGTTGTAATATCTTGTGTTGTTGTTGTGATGATTGTTATACCATCAGCTTCATGAATTGTTTCTTCAGTAATAGTTTCTTGAATTATTTCTTCTATTGTTGGTGTACATAATCCAACAGTATCAGTAGAACAATCAACAGCGTAACTAGAATAAGATAGGGAAACCGATATACATAGCCATAGCAGCAATAATAAATTTCTTAAATTCTTCATTGTTATTTTCTGTTGTTGTTATTTCTACTTTATTATTACTAAATACTTTTGATCCTTCTGGTATTAGGTGTGGATTTTTTTTCCATTCGTCTAATGCATCTGAACCGATCTTAGAAAAAATAGGTGGCGGAGTTCCAGCCATAACCATACTGTCAAATACTCTAGCATCTTGTGATAATAAACTAACAGCAGCTACTTTCATTCCCATTGAATATAAACTACGAGCAAGTTTTATACGTTCACAATTCTCATCCGTTATTGTAATTCCGCTGGCAAAACCAAGCACTTGGGTTTGAATTGCAGAACTTGCTGCTGTCTTACATACATCAGAATTATTTACTACAACACTAGGAGCATTAGCTGTTGGTGGTGTAGAGTTAGTTACAACAGTAGAGGAAACAGTATTAGTGTCAGCAGAATATACTGAACTAGATAAAAATATTAAAACGATTACTATGCGCCACATGATTCACATTCATCAGGACAATTACAATCTTCTTTTCTTAAAGCACCACAATCAGGACAAGGATTATTTACCATAAGTACACTTTCCATCTTCGCAACAAGGATTAATCATATAACAAAATACCTCATTCCAATTCCAGCACCTTCGCCATCAAAATGAGAATAATCTGCTTGGTCGCCATAGGTAAAAGCTCCGCTATCTATTCCACCATTTAATCGTATAGTACAAGTTGTAGCATAAGCTGATGCTATTTGATAAACAGCAAAAGCCGATAGGTGTGCTAAAGTATTAGCATTACCACTTCCATAAAGTCCCATACTTTGTCTACTTGCACTTAAAGTAACTACTGTTGAGCCATTACTTAATTCTATTCTTAAAACTGATGTATTGGCTGTATTTGAATTTTCATTAACTGCTGTTTGACCATAAACTATTAAATGTCTGTTTTGATAAGATGATAAATCTATAGAGTCAGAAGTAAGCATATCTACCCCACTTCCAGTACCTGTTCCTCCATTTCCTGTTTTTGTGCCAGTAAGTAATGCACCAGTACCAGTTAAACTAGCACCACTAATAGCTGGTAAATTTCCAGTTAATACTGTTGCATCTAAAGCTGTTGCTGATCTTGCATTTAATTTAACTAAGCTCATGGTTTACTCCAAATTGAATGTGTTAGTTCTCCAGCATCATTACGAGCTAAGAGTAAATCGTATGCGTTTTCATCAGTATGATTAGCTGGTATATCTCTTAAAGATTGACGCCAAGTTTTTATATTGTCTGGCATTGTTACATCAGAGTTAGCAAGGTAATCTGTTTCAATTAGTTTTTGTAATCGCATTTGTTTTATCTGTGCAAGTTTTCTATTTTCACTTTCATTATTCCAAGCTGTGTTTCTTGCTTCATATTCTGCTTGTTCTTCAGCAGTTAAATCTCTAACAATTCCATCTACAAATCTTTTTACCATCTTAACTATCCTTTAATCCGTATATTGAGTATTTTGCGTTTACTATTGTTCCAGCACTAGGATAAATTTTTATACCTGTAACATCTACTCCTGTTGTACTATCTAACCATACAGAGCCATTCCATGCTGTCCATTTATCAGCTCCACCAGCTTCAAAAAATAAACTATGTAATAAAATCCCACTTTGTCTTGTGCTGTCATTTGGAGAAAATATTGTTAATTCAAAAGCTGTTGGGTGTGCATTATTATTAGATGACCCCATTGCTATTTTACAATAATCTACATTCCAATTTGATTCAATGTCAATTGCACCAGTTGATGATGTTCTAGTTGCTTCGTTATAAGCCCAGCGATAATGAGAACTTGTTTGGTCTGAGCCAGATTTTCTTACTCTAAAACGAGTTTGAGCATTATTATCACTTACTGTATGACTACCTATAATTTTATATACTTGGTAGGTAGATGTAAAATTATCAAAAGTTATATCTGAAACACTTGATGAATTAACTCCATTTAATCTTACAAATCCACCACTAGGTGCTGTCTTAAAAGTTTGATCTCCAAATAATACTGTGCTTGAAGAAGCTGTGCCACTTCCAAGATTTGCTGTTGGTACTACACCAGTTAATTTACTAGATGCCATTG